GTCAAACTCAACACAAACGCGTCCCACTTGAACCTGGACAAACCCCACAAGGAGGTCTGCCCCGTAGAATTACTACGCAGGACGATGTTCATCTATACACCTCAATGAGAAAAGTAGCTTTAGCTGCAAAAGACCTATCGAAGGTTCGTTATTTGGACAGTAAAATTGTAAATATATTTACTCCGGATCAAATCCGTGAGATTAAAGGAGAAGGGCCAGTTATAGAGCCTGACACTCCACACAGTCACGCCGAGGTAGCCGCGCTGACAAATATAAATATAAATCTACCATCCCCTGTAAATACAAACCCGGTAACATCTGACACAAAATCAGCTGCTCCACCATCTGCACTTGACGCCCAAACAAACTTCCCGAAGAAAGCAGCTTGGAAACCAAACACATCACAATGGAGCAACATCACTCGTCAGAGACCAGCGAATATACCTACGGAAACAAACGATCAATCTGTCCGTTTTCTAGGTCTTAATGAGGAGGGGCACAAATTTTGGTACGTACCCGAAACTATAGATGCGTTCTTACGACTTTCGCAAGTCTGTTGTATTTCATACAGACTAGGAAAGAAGGCAACTCGTATACATAGAGAGCTGCTAGAACAATTGAAATCTTTCCACCGCACTGAAGCGGCTAAGAAAGCTGAGCGATTGCGAGAGAAACGTTTGAACAAGCATGGTTTACCAAACCAGCCTTCAAGACCAAAGAAATCAAAGAGAAATCCGGCGCCAGAAGCAAACTCCGTAGAGAATGAGACTGGAGAAAGACCTCTAAAAGATTCTTCAGCAAATAACGCTAACGTCTCTAAAGAGATAGGGCACACAGGTGGTAATAAATCCTCTCAACGAAAGGAGAGTACATTTCCCAAACCTGCGACCTTTGCTAACAAGGTTGATATTAAATCCTTGTCAGAAATTTATCGATCCCTTTTACTTTCGTTGAAGATGGTTCTGAAGACACAGAAATATATGTCCATCCTCATTTCTAAAAATTCATATAAACCTTCTGATGCTTTTCTAGGCATTGTCCGCTTATTTTCCGATACGATCCTGAGATGCGTATCTAGGGGACTGGCTGACGGTATACAATACGTCGGGGCTTTGAGCTTCGAGTGTGAAGGGCTTGCCTTGGGGTCGAGTTCGCGCTGTGTTCTGATGAGGAAATACTTCCTCGGTCAGAATCGCGCCACTCTTTCTCGCAAGTCGTCCCTCGCACTCTTAGCTACCCTTCGTAGAGCAATGCCAGCAGTCAATAATAAAAAGCTTATGGACAACGCTATAAAGAGAACTTTAGCAGGAATCTGTGGCCAACCACAAATCACTGATCCGAATAGTCTGGAATCATTAGCACAGCATGTACGCAGATTTTGTAAAGTCACAAATCCGCAACCGTTAATGACTGAAGTTAGTTTTACAAGTTTAGGATCTTGTGTCGAGATGTCTCGAGCCAAAGGTGGGTCGTATTCTTATATCCATGATATGAAGGATACACTCGAACCTAAATCAAAGAGAGGAGGGGCTTATAACCCTGTAACTGGTTATCCGAATTTGGCTACCCAAATATTCGGTGATACCAATCCTTTCATTGATATAATGCAGAAAGCAAGGAACTTTATTGCTACTGCGACTCAAGGCACAACGATCGTAGAACCTTTAGGACCTCAACAGTCTTGGAATACAACGGTGAAGAAAATGTATATGAACGTGAGAAAGACAGAACTCCCTCAAATAAAACTCTCATGTGTGCCTCAATCGGGCGCACGCTTTAGAGTCGCGTCTATACATGAAGCTTCTACAACTGCAATGATCTCTAACGCCTGTCAACAGGTCACCAATATGTTAAAACAATATGGACCTTGTCGTGACCAGTTCAAGGCGGACTTTAACAAGATAGGCAAGAGAGCAAACAAAAGACTATTCCCATCTATTCATAAAGAATTACCAGGCTTTTACAGATACTATTCCACAGACTTATCACAAGCGAGTGATCTAATGAATAAAGACTCTCTACAAGTGATAGTTAATACTCTAGCAGAATGCTTAAAATGGCCTGCACTAGTTAAAGATGCCGTACTTCGTTCTATTAAGCCCTCGCAAATCTTCTGTTTGAATTCTAAAGGACAGTATGTGGCGAGAGGTATTACAAGTAGAGGATCACTACTCGGGTCACCCCTATCATTTGCTCTTATGACAATCTTACACGCTTGGTGTTTGAAAGCTGTCAATAAGAATACGAGAAAGGCCTGTATGTTATATGGCGATGATGCAGTCATTTGCGGAACTAGCAAAGACTGGGACAACTATCGCGATCGTTGTTCTAAAGTTGGATTTTCCATCAACTATAAGAAAACGCATATATCAGAAGATGGATTTATCTTCTGTGGATATATATATAACATTTCAAAGGGCCGTTTAACGCCAGCAAAACTGTCTAAAATAGTATCTAACAAGAAAATTTGGTCACAGAGACTAGACCTCTTCATTGAATCTGCTAAAGATTTGAAAGGATGGCAGCTCAAAAGAGCTATTAATGTGTTCAAACGACAGAATGGTAACGTTCTGTTCGAATTCGTTCGCAATGGTATAGATCTTTTCGCCCCAAAAGAGTTGGGTGGAATGGGTCTACCACGGACACGACGCAGGTCAAATTACAACCTGGATACAAGAACACTCGCCAGTTTCCTTTATACAAGAAACGATCCAATGAAAGAGATAGAAACGGTACGCAACTTAACAAAATGTTGGGCCGAAGCATGGTTGCCAGAGTCAGCACGACATCTCGCCGAACACGTTCATCAGATATGTAATCAATGTGTATTTGATCAAAACGGTTCAACAAGCTATCGAGATGTGGTATCTAGCCTTATAGGTACTCAACTCTTCAAATGGTTCTTATCAGAGAAGAGAGATGTTATAGCTGTTCGAAAGACATTCTCACCTAAACATGTTTCCAGTAATCTCGCATCTGTCAAGAGCAACATAATACAAGACTTCTGTCTCAAATTCAGTGATAGGTGGCTAGCAAAGAAACGAGCTGTTAGTTCGTACATCAGAAAATTTAAAGATATTAAAATCTCAGACGAAAGTTTAAGAACCCTAGAAATAGGGTCGCAATCGCTTTACTTAACCAATATTGGTATAGTAAGGCGTTCACCTTTAACTAATCGGGTGAACAAGCTTGACGGTAAAGTCAAGGCATATAGTGGGACCAAACAAGGTTAGTC